GTGCCATCAAAAGTTGAGAAATCTCCTGCAAACACGCGCTTACCATATTTCGAAAGTTTGGTTGCTGTTCTCATCCAGTCGGTCCAAAACAATTTGTTCCAACAGATTGTTCATTGGTGATCTTATTTTCCATTATGTGAGCGATGAAACCCCCATAATACATACGCACCGCAAGAGTGTAATCGATAGGCCCGTGAGCGAACACACGAGTCTTATTCTGATCTACTTTTGCAATCGGTCTCCTTTCGTCCTTCAGGGTATCAGTCCACACAGTTGGAGTTCTTTTGGAATTTCGAGCGTTTTCAATGCGTTCAAGAACAAGTTTCCTCATTCCTTCGTCAAAGATATAATCACCATCTTTCCCAAACCAAGTCGTTTTTCCTTGGAATCCAGGTTTCACGTTGAACACATGTGGATATCCCGCAGAACTTTGTCTATGTATGCCTACAATATACTGGCTATCTGACGATCCAGCAACAGCTTCTTCATAAGTCAAAATTCGAGCGAGATACTTTCGTGTGTCACCAGATAACAAAAGCGATTGCACTTCATTGACTGCACGATCAACTTCAGCCTTTGGAATGTAAGGTGTATTTATAGCACATTTTTCTACATTCTTGTGGAGTATATTAACATGAGCATCATAAAGTTTCGCAGGTTTCGTTATTGGTTCCACGTAACCGTGAATTGGGGATGGACGAATGTCTGTTTTGCCCGGAGCATGTTTTACCATGCTACAGCCTCCTAAGAAGCTGAAAGTGGCGGCGGGCATATCAAGCATTTTGAGAATGTCATCTTGGGAATAGTTAACATTGAACTGTAGTTCTACCTTACTTTTGCAAATATTCGGTAGTTCATCAGCATCAAAATCTATAACCTTGAAATTCTTCATCGCACGCTTGATATCATCTTGCGTCACACTCTGGCCGAACGCAGTGCGACCTCCAATTTCTCCTGCCATGTGAATGCCAGCAATCTTCCTTCTAAAAGAAGTGTCATTTACAATAACGGGGGAACCACAATCACCTTTCGTCGTGTTGAGCGCATAAACCAATGTGTCTCGGGCTTGAACGGTTTCATCTTCGAATTCAAGTGTACGATCTTCTATTTTACAATCGGTGTTACCCAGAATATGTGAATACAAACGGTCTCCAATTCTTCTCAGAGTTGGTACACACACTTGCGCTCTTCGCTCGGCCAATTCTGGCATCTCTTGGAAATGTTTCAAAATATTGGTATGGGCAGGAACATATCGTGGAAATTGTATTAACATAGCATCTTTCTCATCACCATTTCTATATTCTATAAATGAAATTATTAAATCAGCAGTGGGTACAGTAAATTCAGCTCCATATGTATTGGTTATGGTTATATTCCCAACTTGTCTAAGATGTTCGTACAAATGCTTAACCGTAAACATTACGTTATCGATAACAAAAGTGCCAGTGACACTAAAAGTTTTAGTTGATATGACATATTGGTTGGCGAAAATCTTATGCAAAATAAGCTGTTGAGCTGTCATATCCGCAAATGCTTCTTTTTGAACCATCTCAGAAACAACAGTTTTGTT